GTAGCAGCTATGTCTGTCCAGAATGTAACCATGAGGGCCACGCATGACCTGTACCCGCTGCCAAGGTGGGTTTGTCGCTTTACTCTATGACGAATTGAAATGTTTGAATTGCGGACACCGACCAAAACCGATGCGGGCCACTGAGATTAAGGAAATCAAGCAACCGGAAAGATTGCTAGTGAGGGTGAATGCCTGAATTCTTGACCGTCAAAGAAGTCACGAAAATCTTTCGTTTGAAAAAAGAAGAGACGGTCCGAGAATGGATCAAAAAAGGCGTATTTCCTAATGCGATTAAGACAGACGGATACTTGATTCCGAAAGGGGATGTTGATTCACTGATTGAGCAAGCCAAGTGCTCAACAGAATGCCCTCCACCGGCAGTTGTGAAAACCCCATCAGTCGCAGTGAAAGTAGTCCGTGGTGGATTTGTGAACGGATGGAAGTAAAGTCGCCCCCGTTCACCCCCGTTTAGCCACTCGCCTCATTTCTATATCTCCCCCACACTGCTAGGTGATGGACATTCCTAGCAGCGAACCGCTCTCTATTCGAGCCGGCAATACCGTTAAGTGGCGCACAACGCTCGCTGACTATCCCGCCAACGATGGATGGGCGTTAACTTACGTGCTCACGCTGCAATCAGACTTTTCCAAGCGACTTTCGAAGGCGGCGGTGCAAGATTCGGCAGATTTCGTCACGACTCTGACGGCTTCTGACACGGCTGCGCTGCCTGCTGGCACCTATAACCTCTTCGGGTCTGTCTCAAAATCCGGCGAACGCTATGACGTGTTTGCGGGAACGATTGAGATCAAGCCAGACCTGGCTTCCCTTCTGACCGGCGATCATCGCTCAGACATCAAACGCAAGCTCGACGCGATTGAGGCTGCTATCGAAGGGAAGGCCACGGTCGATCAATTGTCTCTGTCGATCAATGGCCGGTCGATTACGCGCTATTCCTTGGCTGAAATGCTGGTGCTCCGCGATCGGTTGAAGGCGGATTACCAGAAAGAACTGCAAATTGAGCAATTCGGGCGGACTGGGATTAGTCCTCGGCGGGTTGGAGTGAGGTTTGTTCGTGTTTGAGCAATTACGCAGAAAATTCGCCCGTTGGATTTCGCCTCCGCAGAAGTCGCAGACGCGTCAATACGCCATGGCGAAACCGTCTCGCCTGACTTCTGGTTGGGGCAATCAAACCACGTCGGAAGATTCCGAGCTCTCGTCCAGCCTTCGAACGGCGCGTGCGCGTTCGCGTGAATTGATTCGTGATGCGGCCTACGCAAAGCGTGCCAAGGTGATCGTCCAAAACAACGTGGTGGGGCCTGGAATTGGGATGCAAGCGAAGGTGCAGGCCTCAAAAGGCACGTTGAATGACATGATAAACGACGATATCGAGAATACGTGGGAAGACTGGGCCTGTGCATCGTCTTGCCATACCGGAGGCGCACTGCATTTCTCAGATTTGGAGCGTGTCGCCATTGGGCAAGTTTTCGAAGCGGGCGAAGTGTTCATCCGTATTCATCATGAGAAATTTGGTAATTCAAAAATTCCGTTTGCGCTGGAAGTGATCGAAGCCGAACGCATCGCGGACGAATTCCAGCCGAGTGCCTTGCTGCCGAATACCGCTGTGCGCTTAGGGATTGAGACAGATTCTTTCCATCGACCAGTCGCGTACTGGTTGAGAACGACACATCCCGGCGAATTGCGCCTGACTCCTGAGCAAACCACGAGATTGGAGCGCGTTCCGGCTGAAAACATCATCCATTTGCGAATTATTGAACGCTGGCCGCAGACACGAGCCATGCCGTGGATGCATGCGGCGGCTCGCAAGCTGAACGACATGGACGGACTCACCGAAGCGGAAATTACTGCTGCGCGTGGCGCGGCGTGTTACATGGGCTTCATTCAGTCTCCGACGAATGATTCGAACTATGGAGAAGAGCAGGCTGATGGATCATCTCAGGTAAGCCTTGAGCCGGCCATTGTGGAGAAGCTGGCACCTGGCGAAACGTTCAATTTTGCCGCGCCAAACCGTCCGAATGCGCAACTAGACCCGTTTATGCGGATGATGTTGCGAGAAGTCGCGGCCGGATCTGGCTGTAGCTACGAAAGTCTCTCTCGGGATTATTCGCAGAGCAATTACTCTTCGTCTCGTTTGGCGTTAATGGATGACCGTGATCTGTGGCGCATGCTGCAACTCTGGTTTATTCGGTCGTTTCGGCAATTGATCCATAAACAATGGTTGCAGGCGGCGGTGCTGTCACGAACGATTCAGAGCATTTCCGTGGATGCCTACGCGTTGAACCTTTCGAAATTTGAGCAAGTCAGGTTTAAACCTCGTGGATGGAGCTGGATTGACCCAACTTCTGAGGTGGAAGCGTATAAAGAGGCGATTCGAGCAGGATTTACCACGGTTTCCCATGTGATTGCGCAAACTGGAGACGGCCGAGACTTGGAAGATGTGCTGAACGAGCGTGCGCAAGAACTCGACATGATGAAAGCCAAGGAGTTGGTATTCGATACGGATCCATCGACGGTCGTACTCGCACCATTGCCTGTGTCACCGACTGATACGCAGGGCACTCAGCCTGCCGAGAAGACTGATGGACAGGGCGATGATCCAGCTGTCGAACAGGCAGAAAAGATGCTCAGAACGTTCATGCGGTCATTTACTAGGACGATGCATCGATAGAGGGTGATATGGCGGAAGAGATTTTGAAAGAAAAGCAGTTGTTTAGACGCTTCGAAACGCCGGTCTTTGCCATGCGCAAGGAAGGCGACAAAAGCGTGATGAGTTTCCCGGCCTCTTCGGAAAATCCTGTTGAGCGATACTACGGGATTGAAGTGTTGGTCCATACGAAGAAGGCGATTCGGCTTGGGCGTGCAACGGGTGGCGCCATGCCGTTGCTGTTCAATCACGATATGAACGATCCTATCGGCATGATTACCGGAGCTAGTGTGGAATCTGGCCGTCTGATGGTGGATGCAGAGTTGTTTTCGACTGATCGGGCGGCCGATGTGCAACGCATGATCGATGGCGGATTGCGGAACGTGTCGATTGCGTACCGTGTGAACGTGATTGAAGAGGAAGTCAAGACGAATACGTATCGTGTGACTGACTGGGAACCGTATGAAGTCTCGATCGTCACCGTGCCTGCTGATCCGAGTGTCGGGATTGGGCGTGGGGTGGAGACAGAATATGACGTGCGGATAATCCGTTCGTCACAACCGGCCGAGCAGGCCGCAACAAGGGAGAAGTCCATGGACAAGGAAGAGGAAAAGGCCGCAGTTGCGGAACCTGCCAAGGCCGCCGAGCCTGCCAAAACGACCGTTTTGGAAGAGCAGCGGAAGGCCAATGCTGCGGAACTGGAAAAGAACCGCAAGCGGGCGATTGAAAATCTCTGTAAGGCGAACAACCTGGACGACAAGTACCGGGATATGTGGATCGGCCAAGGTTCATCGCTGGAGCAGGTTTCAGATGAAATCCTTCAGGTGTTGGAAGAGCGTGGGAAGACGAACCCGCAATCTCCGGCGAAGATCGGAATGAGCAAAGCCGAAGTCAAGCAGTTTTCCTTGGCGCGGGCGATTAAGGCGTGTGCCGATAAGGACTGGAAGGACGCTGGCTTCGAGTTGGATTGCGTGAAGGAAGTGGCGCGCAAAATGAACAAGGCGCCTGATCCTCAGAAGTTCCTGGTTCCCTTCGAAGTGTTGCAGCGGCCGGTGGAAGTGTCGCGCAGCAAGCGTGACTTGACCGTTGGCACCGTGGGTGACGGGGGATACTTGGTATCCACAGATAACGTCGGGTTCATTGAAATCCTTCGCAACCGTTCCGTGGCCTTCAATATGGGTGTGCGCAGGTTGTCTGGGTTGAATGGGAACGTGACCGTTCCTCGACAGACTGGTGCCGCGACCCCGATTTGGTTGGCAAACGAAGCCTCTACCGCAACGGAAAGCAAGCAGGCGTTTACGCAGATGGCGCTGACCCCGAAAACGGTTGCCGCCTATACGGAAATCAGCCGGCTGTTGCTGTTGCAGGGAAGCCCGAGCGTCGAAGGCATCGTGACTGATGACCTCGCCGCTGTGGTTGCTATTGCGGCTGATCTTTCGGTGCTGAATGGTTCAGGCTCTGCTGGCCAGCCGACTGGCATCATCGGGACCGCTGGTATCGGAAGCGTGACCGGAACGACATTGGCCTATGCCGGAATCCTCGAATTCCAGACCGATGTGGCTGCGAACAACGTCATCCCTGTGGCCGGTGGCTATGTGACGACTCCCGTTGTCGCTGGAAAGCTGATGGCGCGTAGCCGGTTTAGCAATACCGATACCCCACTGTGGTCAGGAAACATCTGGGATGGACAGATGGCCGGATTCCGCGGCATGTCCTCGAACCAGATGCCGACTGACAGCATGTTGTTTGGTGACTGGCAGGAAGTGGTGGTTGGCGAGTGGGGCGTGCTCGAAGTGGAAGTCAACCCCTACGCGAACTTCCAAGCGGGCATCATCGGCGTTCGCGCCATGTACTCGCTGGATGTAGGCGTGCGCAGGCCGTTCGCCTTCTCCTACGCATCGTCCATCAT